AGCCGCCGGTGCAGAGTCGGCTGGCCACCAAGCGTTGGCCGGGCACGGCGTTTTCGCCGCTGCCGAACCTGATTGCCTTCTCCGGCGGCCGGGGGTTGCTCAACGGGGTGCTGCGCATTTGGGAGGCCATGTGCAACCTGATGTGCCTGCACGAGGACGCCCTCAAGTGGCTGGTCAACCCGCCGCGGGAGATCAACGTGGACCTGCTGGACGACCCGCGTGACGTGCTGTGCCATCCGGGCAAGCACTACCTGACGCGCTCCGGGGCCCACGGCCAGCAGGCCATCCGCACCCAGCTCCAGCGCGACGTGACCAACAGCGTGCTGGCCAACATGCAGTATTTCGACCAGCTATTCCAGGCCGGCAGCAACGTGACGTCGGCGGTGCAGGGGCTTCCCGGCTGGCGTTCGGACATGACCTGGCGCGAGAGTGCGCAGAACCTCAACCAGGCCATGAGCATCTACGCCCTGATGGGGGCCAACATCGAGGCCGGGGCCATCGCAGCCCTGGAGGCGGCGCGGGAAGTGATCGAGGCGTTTTTCTCCTACGATGACTACCGGCGCCTGGTGGGCGACGCGGTTCTACAAGAGGCGGGGGTGACCCAGGACCCCGAGACCGGCCGGGTAATGGGGCTGCCGCCGTTCATGGGGTTCATCGAGGCCTCGGGCATCCAGGCCATCATGCGCGACGCCGAGGTGCTCGACTACCTGGTGAAGGTGGTGATCCCCCTGGCGGGCAACCCGCGCTTCGCCCCCTTCATGCAGCCCTACCAGATCCTGCGGGCGCTGGAGAAGCGTACCAATCTCAAGGACGAGGACCTGTGGGTGCGCCCCGAGATCGCCGAGAAGATCGAGAAGGCCGAGATGAGCCAGTTCACCCAGGGCATCCACCTGCAACTGATGAACCAGCGGGCCCAGTTGGCCCAACTGATGGCGGCCTTGGTGGCCGGTAGCGGCGGGCCGATGGTGCCCGGCGCCGGCGGCCCGCCCCAGGTTGCCGCCGGTGAGGGGGTGGCCCCCGTATGAGCAGCGTCAAGACCGATATCCGCACCGGACTGCCGGTGGACCTGGCGACCGCTCAAGAGGAGCGCCGGCGCCAGGAGTTGGCCCGGGACATGGAAACCGCCGCCGACCGCGGCATTTCCCAGACGCATCATGCCCAGCGGCTGCGCGAGCTGATCTTCGACCAAATGACGGCCCGCATCAACGAGCTGCTGCAACACGACGAAACCATTTCCGCCATGCAGACCCTGCTGCGGCGTCTCGAATTGGCCGAGGTCAAGGCCGAGGAGGCGGCGCGGCGGGTGATGGCGTTCAAGTCGCGGTAACGCGGCCGGCCCGCGCCAGAACCGGGTTGGATGCCCGGGACACCAGGGGCGGCCGCTACCGATAAACGGACATCCTTATACGGCCCCGCGCGTCGCGGACCACGCCATGAAAAGGAGACCTGATGCCAGAGAACGAAGCAAGCACTGAAAGAAAGGCATTCGACTACGCCGCCGCCGCCGGGACGATCTACGACCCGGACGCGCCGGCGCCGGCCGCACCCGGCACCGAAGGCGAACCCTCGCCGGAAGAAGGGACCCGGCTGTCAGCGCTCCCCGCACCGCCAGCCTTCGAGCCCCCGGCACCGGATCCGGCACCGCCGGACTTCGAGGCGCCTGGCGAGGCGCAGGAAGCCACCGGCGCCACCGAGCCGCCGGCCGAACCGGCGCCGCAGCAGCCCACCAAGCCCAAGGCGCTGCGCTTCGCCTCCCACGAGGAGGCCGAGCGCGGTTATGCCAACCTGTTCGCCGAGCGCCAGCGCCTGGCCGAGGAGCTGCGCCAGATCCGCGAGGGGCAGGTGCAGCAGCAGAAGGCCGATTACGAGCGCCAGGTGGCCGAGTTGCGCCGGGAGCAGTTGGCCGAATTCGTGCGCGAGCGCTCCAAGCAGCACCAGCAGGCCATGGCCGAGCTGGACCCGAACGACGGGGGCTACGACGACGCGGTGGCCGACCTGGAGGCCAAGTACCAGCTCGACATCGACAGCTTCCGGTCCAACCCGCCGGAGCTGCCGGCCGACAAGCTGCCGCCGCCGCCCCGGGAACAGACCGGGGCCGCGCCGACCGATCCGGGCGACCCGCTGGCCGACCCGGCCCGGTACGTTCACGGCGAGCTGTTCCGCCACGGCATCGACGGGAAAGACCCCTTCGTGCAGCACCTGGCCCAGCAACTGCCCCAGTTGGGGGAAAAGCTGCCGGACGGGCGCACGGTGACGCTGCCGGTGCAGATGGAGCTGCTGGTGGACCGCCTGACCACCGAGACCCTGAACCACTACGCAAAGCAGTCGGCGGTGGCGGACCTGCCCGGGCTGGAGATCAACCATCCGGTGCTCCAGCACTACGTGCGCCAGGTGCCGGCGACCGACGAGCAGGGCAACCCGGTGCCGTTCTATCGGCGCATGCAGCAGGCGATGCGGGAGACGCGGCGCTGGCAGGCCGAGGAGCGGCGCAAGCTGTTGGCCCAACAGGACATGCCCCTGCCGGCCAGCTTCGGCCCGGCACCGGCACGGCGGACCGAGAACCAGACACGCCCCACATCCCTGGGCAGCGTGTTGGACCGGGTGGCCGAGCAGAGCCGGATCCGTTAGGCGACGGCGGGCGACAGTCGAATGCCTCCATGACGGAGGTACGCTATGTACACGTGGCAATGGGATGTTACCGACGGCGTTTTCAAGAACCACGCCATCAGCGACAAGCTGCTGGAAGTGGCCGCCAAGAAGATGGTCTTCGTCCAGTTCACCGATCTCAACGGCGAGTTCGGCAAGCGCAAGGGCGAGACCATCACCGTGTTCTACTACGAGCCGCTTGCGACGCCGACCAACTACGGTCTGCTCGACGAGCGCACCCGCATCCCCATCGACCGGCTGACCCCCGGTTCACGGTCCTTCACCATCAAGGAATGGGGCCGCGGGGTGCAGTACACCGACCTCAACGAGCAGCTTTCCAAGGTGGATCTCAAGCAGCAGATCCAGAAGCTGCTCACGCGCCAGATGGGCGAGTGCATGGACATCTGCGCCGCCGAGGCCTTCAAGGAGGCCAAGGTGCTCTACATCCCGACCTCCAGCGCGGCCGGGACGTGGGACACCGACGGCACCGCCAGCACCGAGGCCCTGGCCAACCTCAACTTCACGCACCTGGGGCTGATCCGCGACTATATGGCCACCGACCTGCGCGTTCCGCCGCGCAGCGATGGGCGCTATCGCGGCATCCTGACCACCAAGGCCCTGCGCGGGATCAAGAACGACAAACGCTTCGAGACCTGGAGCCAGTACCTGCGCAAAGGGGATGTGATTTACAACTCCGAGGTGGGCCAGGCCGAGGAGTTCCGCCTGGTGGAGACTAACAACGGCGACTGCCTCACCAACGGCGTGGGCAGCGGTTCGGTCCTGGGCGAGGGGGTCTTTTTCGGCGACGAGGCGGTGACCCGCATCGAGGCCGAGGCCCCGCACCTGCGGGCCAACCCCAACTTCCAGGACGACTTCGGCCGCGTCAAGGCCGTGGCCTGGTACGGGACCATCGCCTACGGGATCACCTGGGACAGTGCCGACGCCGGCAAGGCCAAGGTGGTGTACGTCACCAGCTCCTGATCCGCGGGGCTGAGGGACGGGTGCTGATGAAACCGGCCGGCGCGGAAGCCCTCCGGGCCGGCCAACTCCCATAAGGAGGACAGACCATGTGGAGCATGAACACGCCAATGCAACTGCATGCCCGGCACATCATCGATTTTGACGATGCGGAGGGCATCGACCTGAACCAGGTTGCCGCCGACGTGGCCATCTTTGACGTGCCCGTCAACGGGGTGGTCAAGTTCGCGGCCCTGATGATCACCGAGGTGGTCGAATGCGACACCACCGACGGGGTGATCAAGTTTGATATCCGACCCACCGCCGGCAGCGACACCGACCGCGGCGACGGCGACGCCGGGGTGATCACGGTGCCCGACGGCACGGCCGCCGGCGCGGTGATCTACGACGAGTCGGCCAAGGGCCAGCGCGTCAACGCCGGCGAGCAGATCGTGGTGCAGTACGCCACGGCCGCGGCGGACGACGCTGCCGTTACCGGGCACTTCATCCCGATCCTGTTCATCGACCCCGAGTTCGAGATGCTGGAGAACCTGGGGTGGACCGAGACCTCCAACGCCTAACCGGACCGGTGATCATGCCGGCGCGACCACC